CCCACCCCAGAGCCCAGCCCCAGTGTTGAGCGTGCTCCGGAGCTTGTGGCATCCTCCGCGGTCCCGGGGGTCGATCGGCTAGCTGCGTGGCTCAGTGACGTCCCGTCCGAGTTCTCGGGGCCCGCGCCTAGCGAGGGCTTAACTCCCGCCGTCGTCCCGCCCGCCGTCGTTGAGGAAACTTTCTTGACGGACGTCTGGCTGGATGACGTCGCGAAGGAAAACGGACGCGGTCTCACACAGTGGCCTGCGGTCATGGCCAGCCCTTGCCAGCCGAGAGAGGTGGACTTTATGGCTCCCCTCCTGCCCGTCTCACACGAGCACCCCGCTGATGACGCTTTTGCAGCCCTGCTGCGTGCCGGGGAGTTTCGGTGGCCGGTGGGACCTGTCAGCGTGCCCTGCCCGACGAAAGGTGCCGTGCACCTACTCGATGCGGCCTACATGGACCGCTTGGTTGGGGACTACACGGCTGTGCAGCTTCCCCATCACCGGAGTCAAAATGCTCCTCAGGGGCATACGTGGAACCATCGCTCGTTAGCAAATGCGTTCGATGTCGAGTACTTGCGGAACCCCGAAGCCGTACATGATCCGGACGGTGAACGCGCGTTGGCAGTGAAGATCAATTCATTCATCAGAACTTGCCTAGGCAACGCTGCAAATCTGCGCGTTAAGTGTTTGCTCATTGAGGGACCGCCACGCTGCGCGAAGTCAACTCTCGTCCGTAAGTTCATCGCGACACGCGGCCTCAGAACCCGCGTTGTGGTACCAAGTCGTGCCCTAGCGGCTGACTGGCGCAGCAAAAGTGATGTCGCGAGCCTTTGCCATGTGTCGGTCCGCCAAGTTCCGACGGTCAATCGCCCAGGGTCCGCCCCGTTCACTCTCGGGGTCGTCGATGAGGTTTTCAACTTCACTGAGGTGGAGCTGTGGCTCACGTTGCGCGACATGGCGGCTGCCGGGATCAAGCTCGTGTTGCTTGTCGGTGATTCTAGGCAAAATGAGCACCCCGTCGATCTAGCTCACCCTTACTTTTGCCGGCGTCTCACGTTGCACACCGACCTCGGGGGTCCTCGCGACGCCCACGCTTGGTTCGTTCGGACAAACAACCTGGACCCCAACTGGTACACCACAACCGGCGAAAGGCTTACGAGCGTGTACTTCTGCGAGGACGTGCCAGGTGACTATCGCCCAGATCTTGAGCTGCGGCCCTACAAGGAAGTTGCCCCTGAGTCTGCAGTCACAGTTGGCGCTTCTCAGGGCCTCCGTGCCCGCACAGTCACTTTGCACCTTGATCTCCCTCAGCAGCGTGCTGCGTGGCTCACGGATAAGCCCAATAGACTGACCGTGGCCGTCACACGTCACACGGAGTGCTTGTTGATCAAAGCAAATCCTGCCACGATCAACGCGCTGACTGGCGGCAATTTCGTGCCGTTTGACCGCGTGGGGGCCCGTGCCAAGATCGAGCGTCGCCTGTCGCCGGATGTCATTGACGACCTGATGCTGCCCCTCCGCTCTAACAAGTTGCCGCCGGTAGCTGCGCGCCTCCGCGCCGTGCTTTCAACCCCGCTGGCACTCGACGGTCACCACGTCAAGCTGCTGCCCGCCGAGGCCAGCCCCCCTGAGAGGCCGGCTTTGGGCAGGGCTTTCCGCCCTGCTGTCCGCGCGCTCGTGGCTGATCACACGCAATTTGCTCTGCCTGAGCCGGCTGAGATGGACTTCGTCACTGAGCCTTCTCGGCGGGCGTTCACCTTTCGCGAACCAGGGCCACCTTCACAGCGGGTTGACGTGCGTAATGACATTCCCGGCGCGCACCTTTTGGCGGCGATACATGTCAACAGCTCTGCTTTTGATGGTTGCAAGAATTTGGTGGACCGTCAGCTCGCAACTTCTAAGGGCGCGCTGTTAGACACGCGCGCGATCCGCGAAGGCTTGGCCCTTTACCGCAGGTTCCGGGAGTGTTATTATGACAGTTCAGCTAGTCTGCTGCCCCCTGATACCGACGCCCTCTGGTTGCAGGAGAGTTCCGACAGTCTACTCCGACAGTTGCTGGCTTCTGATCCTTTGGGTGAGACCGCCCGGACGTTGACGATTGATGCAGAGTTTAAGACGCAAACCAAGGCAAAGGCCCAACCGGGCTTTGCCGCCACGCTACCGTACGGGCAGTCCATACTGGCCACCCAAAAGGTTTTTAACGCGCGCTTCGCTGCTTCCCAGCCTGCCATGTATCGCAATTTGCAGAAACTAATGCGCCCGGGCATCCTGCTTGACTACGGCATGACCGATCATCAGCTAAGTCGTAAGTTTCAAGAGCTTGGCGTTGCCGGTCGGCTCAACGGGCCTCAGAATCTGCAGGTTGACATCTCAAAGCAGGACTCGTCGTATACAGCTGCTCTGTGTTGGGTGTTCGCACTCGTCCAGAGGGATTGCGGGGTACCGCTGGACGATAGCTTGCTTTACCTCAAGTATAGGCAGGAGTTCACCTTTCGGTCCCGCGGCGCCGACGCAACTAGAG